CCAAGCTTCTGAAATCGTTGCGGGATGCGGTCAGCAATCGCTCCGAGCCTGTGCCTCCGGGCTGGATGCTCGCAGATGAATACGCCAGAGTGTGGGGACTGTCCCGGACGCAGGCCAATCGACTCCTGAACCGAGGCGTGCATGCCGGGCTGATCGCAGCAAAACAGTTTAGAATCAAGACACCGAAGCGAGGGGTTTACCCAACATGGCACTACATAGCAAAAAGCGAGGAAACGAAGTCCAAGGCGACCCGAAGCTCTCGGACGCGGAAGTGAAGGAGCTGCTCGAAGCGGCACCGAAGCTCGTCTACCGGGCCATCCTCAACGGGTGGATCCAGCCGCCTAAGTACAAGCTCACCGACGCTCAGATTGACAACCTGATGCGCCGCTAGTACGTCAGCAATGTCCCTTGCGTGAGGGACCGGGAGTAGCGTCCCGAAACAACGAATGAACAACCCAGAACCATCAACCCAGCCAATCCCGGCAGGCTTCAAGGAGCATCTTCTGCTTCTTCGTTGTGCCTACGCTACCCGGGGTTGGTTGGGTTGGTGCTTTTGTTTCATACCATGAGCGAGAAGAAGAGATCACCAGCGTTCCAGTTCTATGCGGACGACTTTCTGGCTGGGACGCTAGAAATGAGTCAGTCAGACGTCGGAGCTTTTATCCGATTGCTATGCCATCAGTGGAGCCGCGGTTCAATTCCGGTTGAAACCGAAAAGCAACAGCGGTTGGCTGGCGGTTCAGTCTCGGTTGACGTGCTGGCTAAGTTCCAGTTGTGCGATGACGGTCTCTTGAGGAACGCAAGGCTTGAGGCTGAAAGAGAGAAGCAACAGGAGTACCGAAACAAACAACGCGAAAAGGGCCTAAAATCAGCACTTGCAAGATCAGTGGTCAACCACGGTTCAGCCGCGGTTGGAACTACGGTTGAACAGAGCCACCAACCGGACGGTCAACCGGATGGTCAACCGGAACTCAACTCTCCGTCTCCGTCTCCTATTATAAAGAATACACCAAGTATATCGCCGTGGGTGGTTGCCTTCGGAGTCGAGTTGCCGGAGAGCCTTCGTACCGAGAACTGCCTCGAAGCCGTGAAGCTCTGGCTCAAGTACAAGTCGGAGCGTCGTGAGGGTTACAAGCAGACCGGACTCAAAGCAGCACTGACGAAGTGGTCCAGAGAGTTCAATCCGGCTACGTTCCCGTCTGCGGTTGACCACTCGATGGCTCAGGGTTGGAAAGGAATATTTGCGCAGACCCAGCAGAGCATTCCTCAGATCCAGCAACCCACCGTGAAGAAGGAACTCGATCTGAAGGACTGGATATGACCGAGGCATACTTCTCTCCATCCGACGAACTGGGATTCCTCGGGGCATGCATTGGTGGGAGCATCGACACGGCAAGTGAAGCTGTGGCTCAGGTCAGTCCTTCGATGCTCATCAACGAGGACATCCGGGACACCCTTGAGGTCATCGCCGTACTGGCTCGTGAGAACAAGTCAGCTTCCATCGAGAACCTCACCAGAGCTTGGAGGCAGACCAAGGGATCCGTTGGGTTGCCAACCAGCACTTGGGCAGAAGCCATGCAGGCATGTCCATCTGAGGCGAATCTGCCGTATTACGTCACTGGAATCAGAGAAGCGCATCATCGACGCAAGCTCCGTGACGCAGCCGCAAAGCTGATGGCGGACACAGCATCCGCGGCAGTCCCATTGGACCAAGCGTTAGCTAACCTCGAAGCTGGCATCACCTTGGAGCAGGACCAGACGCCGAACTCCACCACAGCCAAGGACGTGGTCAGCGCCTTCGTCTCAGCCACCGAGGAGCGTTGGAAGCGCAAGGGTCAGCTCTCAGGCATTACCAGTGGCATCCCACGTCTGGACAACCTCACAGATGGCATCCAGCTCGGTGAGATGACCCTCATTGCTGCACGTCCAAGTATCGGCAAGACAGCCATGGCCGTAAGTGTCGCCAAAGCCGCGTGCATCGAAGCCAACGTCCCAACCCTCTTCGTCTCATGCGAGATGTCCGAGCAGGCGCTCATGCGTCGTCTGGTCTCTGCCGTAGCCAACGTGCCCATGCAGGCCATCAAGACCGGAGAGCTATCGGACATCCACATGGGTCGCATGTCCCAAGCGATCAAGCTCATTGCCTCGAAGCCCCTACACTTCCTCGACCTCTCGGCCAACGCCAAGATCGGAACTATCATCGCAGCGATCCGTAGGGCATCCCGCAAACACGGCGTGCGTCTGGTGATCCTCGACTACCTCCAGAAGGTCAGAGCATCCGGCAAGCACGAGAAGCGCACCTACGAGGTGGCCGAGGTCAGCGGAGCCCTGAAGGCTTGCGCAGTAGCGACAAACACTGCCATGCTCTGCCTCGCACAGCTCAATCGGGAGAGCGAGAAGGAGAAGGGACGCAAGCCAAGACTCAGTGACCTAGCAGACTCCGGACAGATCGAACGTGATGCCGATACCGTGCTGCTGCTGGACCGAGAACGCACCGAAGCCAGAGGAGAAGCAACATTGGCAATCGCTAAACAACGAGATGGTGAATGTGGATTTGTCACCATGTGGTACGAAGGTGCCTATTGTAGATTTGAACCTGCGCTGTTGCAGGATTCGTAAACAACACAACATAACATAACATGATTAGATGCAACATTAACGTCAGCAAAGTAGATAAGCAGTATCTGTATGAGGGTAAAACCGGTAAGTTCCTCGAGGTAACCCTTCTGGAATCCAAAGGTGGACCTGATAAGTACGGCAACGATGGATTCATCGTCCAAGGTGTCTCCAAGGAAGCCCGTGACCGAGGTGAACGTGGACCGATCATCGGCTCATGGAAGCACTCGACCAAGGCTCCCCGACCCCAAGGTCATCCTACCGGCGGAACCCAGCCCGTAGACGACAACCTGTTCTAAGCCTCTAAAAGCCCCTAGGAGATGAGTTGCGCTATGGTGACCCTCGCCAGAGAACAAAACGCCTCCTAGGGGCATTACCGCTCCAAGAAACAGCATCACATGGAAGACCTAGAGTACGCACTACGCATGATACCACCCTCATACCGGGACTGGGTAGTCCGTAGCGTCAGAGCAGGCAGTGCCTCACCAGAACAGGTCGCCGCTAGGTTCTCCATGTCGGACAGTGACCCGGCCTATAAGCTCATCATCCGTGGCTTTGAGCATATTCGTGTTGCTCCGGAGTCATATCTTAATGCAATGATAGAGAAGGTAATGAACTAGGTATAGTTATACCCTAAGTATATATGTCTAATAAGATCAAATCAGTGGATATAATCGAGAAACCACCGTCGGTACATGTCACCTGCTATGCTTATGGTGATATGCACTCCGCGGTACTCACCTCTTGGATAGATCTCGCTAATTACTTTGCACAACGTACCAGATACGCTGCATTGCGTACTATCAGAGAGGATGCATTGATTAGCAGATCACGTTGTCGAGCCACCAAGTTCTTCCTCGATGACGACAAGGACGTCTGGATCCAGTTGGACCATGACATCCAGTTCGGCACAGCGGACCTGATGATCATGGCGGACCTAGCGCACAAGCACCAAGCTGCCGTCTGCATGCCCTATTCCTGCAGGGCACTACCTCCTAGGCCAGCCTATCGCCCCAAGCCAGAGGCTACTCCATTGGAGTATGAACCCAGCCTCACCCCAATCCTATTCTTCGCCTCTGGTGCCGTAGCCATACCTCGTAAGGCTCTGGAGCAATCCCTAGAGATCCTAGCCACCGATGCCGTGCCGCATCCCTATCGCATAGACTGGGCTAACGACGAGATGGCAGGCATGTTCCCGACACTCTGGCTCCCATTCCTCCTAGAGTGCGATAAGGGTAAGGACTACCTCTCCGAGGACTATGCCGCCTCTGCCCGGCTCACACTCGCCGGGGTCAAGCAGTACATGTATAACCCAGTCGAGAAGCTCAGACACTGGGGTGACTTCAACTTTACGCTCTAACCTATGAAGGAGAACACCATGAGGTTGGCGGAGAAGGCGTATCAACTGCGAGCCGCTGGAAACATCTATCGCAAGGTTGGAGAAGCACTAGGCGTCACAGCATCACGTGCCGTGCAGCTCGACCAGATGTATAAGCGCCGTCAGATGATGGAGGATTGGCAACGTGGACTCAGCTACAGGACACTAAGTATCCTGCATGACGTAGACGCTGAAACAAAGGAACAGGCCACGCAGCAATACCTGAAGTGGAATCAAGAGAAGCCAAGCCGATGGCCCAGATGCTACTCGTGGGTAAGGCATAAGGAACTCGCACGATGCCTTGGCATGCCAGAGCCTATACAGCCCACCCCAAAGCGTAGAACATGCCCCCACTGCGGTAAGGAGATCTAGGAATGGGTAAGCCCAAGAACCTCGGCAAGGACGTATCACTGCGTAAGCTCGCAGAGGAGCTTGGTACCCATCGCAATCGCATCACGTGGGCGCTTAAGGATGACCCAAGAGTCCCAGAAGAGGAACGCGAGAAGATCAAGACACTCTGCCGTGAGCGAGGCTACACCTTCACCAACCACCCAGACCAGCACCACAACGATAAGCTCACCCAAGACCGAGCTGACGTCATCGTCGCAGGTATCCTAGAGAACAAGCCACTAGCCACCATAGCAGCCGATTCCCAGCTCACAGAACACACAGCGTTCAAGCTCATCCGCGGCGTTAAGGTGCCTAAGGACTACCCAGAGACCGAGGAAGCATGGCGAACAGATGTCATATCCTTCATGGAGATTGCCATCTGGAAGGGCACTAAACGCTTGGCAGAGAACGGGATGGATGAGATTGACTCACGCACAGTCCCGGTGTCGGTAGCCATCCTCACGGACAAGTTGGCGGTTACAAAGGGCCAACCCACGTCAATCCACGCTTCTTTATCGTTAACGGCCAGCCATCGGGACCTGATGAAGGAGCTGGGCACCAAGGGCCAGCAGGACGTTGTCGAGGTCGAGACCAACGCTGAGGTGCTCCCGGAAGGCTCCTGACAGCCACTCACAATAGGTATTATATTTAATTGAGAGGATCTGATGCCAAGCATTAGCCAGTATCATCGCGAAGAATCCGAGTCGGTCATACCAGATGCGTCGGGCATAGGGGGGGAGGGGGTCGAGCATTCCGAGGGGCCGACAAAGGCGACGCATTCCCCAATCGGAAAAAACTTTGCAAATCGCCCTGCTCGCAAGTGCCTGATCTGCTCCCGGTCGTTTACCCCGGACCGTGAGACTGGCCGGTTCTGCTCCGAGAAGCACCAGATCGCGTGGTGGAACGAGCAGCCGCAGCATCCGGTGATCCCGAAGGTCCGTGCGGACCATCCCAGAGCCTTGGAGTTGCGTGAGCAGCGGACCCAACTGTGCCTCTTGGAGAAGGCTGATCCCTACACCTACGGATTCGTGCCGGATCACTGGGAGCTAGCCAACAAGGTATGGGCTGAGTGCTCTGAGCTGCTGATCTCTGGTGGCAACCGGGCTGGGAAGACGCTGTGGGCAGCTAGGCGGGTGGTGGAGACCCTCCTGAGCAAGGAGAACTGCAACGTCTTGTGTTGCCATACGAGCAATGCCACGAGCGTCACGGTGCAGCAACCTGCGATCTACCAGTACCTACCGGTGGCCTTGAAGGCGACGAAGAAGGGGAAGATCCACTACCTGAACTACTCGAGGAAGAACGGTTTCACGGATGGGTCCTTCATCCTGCCTAACGGCTCCCGCTGCGACTTCCTGAACTACACGCAGAGTGAGAATACCATTGAAGGCCGTGAAGCGGATCTGATCTGGTGCGACGAGCTGGTGCCGCAGAGCTGGGTAGATACGCTGAGGTATCGGTTGGTTACACGTAGGGGTAAGCTGCTGGTGACGCAGACTCCGCTCGAGGGTGTGGCATCAGTCTACAAGGAGTTCACTGGTGGTGCGGCGATTACCGAGTGGCACAAGGGGCAGATGCTGTCCGGGAAGCAGGGATTGCCCACTTGGCCAGTAGGGAAGGCACCTAGGGTGATGCGGCTGGAGAAACAGAATCGGTCCACGGTGTTCTTCTTCAGTGAGGACAACCCATACAACCCGTGGGACGAGATGAAGTCCAAGCTGGTGGGTGCGCCGATGGGGCAGATTCTGACGCGTGCCTATGGCTGGGCATCGGATAACATCGGCAAGGCCTTTGCGAGGTTCCGGCCTGAGACGCACTGCATCCCTAGAAGCAAGATTCCTGATGGGGGTACGCTGTACATGGTCTGCGACCCGGCTGGCAGCCGTAATTGGTACTGCTTGTGGATGCTGGTCTACGAGGATGGCCGGAAGGTGGTGGTGCGTGAGTTCCCGGACTTCACCGGGTACGGAGAGTGGGCGCTGCCATCGGAGAAATCGGACGGGAAACCGGGTCCGGCACAGACGTTGGAGGCTGGTCGCAGCGTGATCGAGTACCGGCAGTTGTTCCGTACCATCGAGGAAGAGATTGGCCGTGGGGAGCCGGTGATGCGGCTGATTGACCCAAGGGCGGGTGGCAGTCCGGCACTCAGCGAACAGGGTGGGACGACGCTGATTGACCTACTGGCCGAGCCTAGCGATCAGGACGATGGAATGGCGTTTATTCCAGCGCCGGGCGTGCCGGTGGACCAGCGCACTGCTGCGATCAACTCCGATCTGAGCTACGACGCGACCAAGCCGCTGACGTCGTTGAACGAGCCGAGGCTCTACGTGGTGGACGACCTGCACAATCTGATCTGGTGCATGTCAGAGCATACGGGCAGGGATGGCCAGAAAGGTGCATCCAAGGATCCGATCGACTGCTTGGGCATGCTTCTCATCTCGAAGGTTGAGCATGTGGGAGCCGGTGGGCTGGATAGCTACGGCGGAGGGGGGTATTAGCGTTGCTTTTTAGGCAAAAAGAGACCAAAGGGCTGCAGATGCAATACGCGACGAGCTATAAGACAAGTGGTGATGCAATGGCGCATGTGGGTGACGCGCCAGACGTGGGTGCGCTGAACGAGGAGCTGCGACGTGCGGC